TGGTGGCTGGGTGTGCTGTAGCCGCTGGTGATGGTCACCGGCTTGCCGAAGTGCTCCCGGATGCACTGCAGCAGCACCACAAGGCCTTCGTCAATGAGGATGGTGTCGGTACCGTCGCGGCAGCGGAACTCCCGCACACGGAATGCGGGGGAGAGCTGCTTTGCGCCGTCCTTCTTCAGGCTGTACTGTTTGATCGCCATATGGATCACGTCCTTTCACGGCCCGGTCAGGCGCTGGTCTTTTCGTTCAGCATCTCGGTCAGCTCGGCATATTGCTCGTCGGTCAGCTTGGCGGCGGCGTAGAAGATATCCAGCTTCTTTTCCATACCGGCGGTCTGGCCGCGCTCGATCATGCGCTTGCAGGTGTTATAAAGTGCCATAGTAGTCATTCCTTTCTGTTTATGCGGTGGTTTCATCATCGGTCACGCCCAGCTCCAAAAGAGTTAGGCGGTAGTCCTGGTCAAGGTTCAAAGCGTCTGCGTCGGCAAGAGCGGCATTCAGCGCCGCCACCGTCTCCGGCAGCTTGTCCTTTGCTTCCTGCTTTTTGCGTTCTTCTTCCTGCGCGGCCAGCTCTTCGGCGGTGTAGCGGATGTATCTCTGGATGGGTACCTTTTCCACCCATTCCTCCTGCGCCTGTACGCCGAGCACATCCACCACCCGCTGCACGTCCATGCCGCCGTTCGGATACTCGGTCACGGTCTCCCAGTGCCACTGCTCCTCCACGCCCTCTACGGCAGGGTGGGTGATCTCTTCAGTGCTGGTGGTCAGATACCCAAGCGTCAGGTCCGGGTTTTCCACGACCGCGCCGGTCTCGTCAAGGATCTTCATTGTGTCACCTCCATGGGGGTCACATATTTGCCGATTCGCGAGTAAGATACTTTTCCGTCAGGACTTTCAGCCGACAGCATCCACTGTCCGCCGGTCTTGCCGGAGTCACTGCGGTTTACTTTTACGCATCCATTTTCGTCCAGCTGCATCGGGGGCACAAAGCTACCGTCGCTGCGCCGCAGGTGGAGTCTGATTTTGCAGGTTTTCCACTCTTCCGGGATGGCAAAGTGCAGACTGGTCGGGTGACCCTCACTGCCAAACTGCAATGTTGCCACAGTGTCAAATGTCACAGGGATCATCGCTCAAAACCTCCTTTCTCAGGCCACGCGCCGCCAGATGTGCACATAGTAGGCGGCAGGCTGCACGGTGGCGCTGCGGCCGTAGATGGCATTAGACTTGGACGCATCCAGACTGAACTTATATACATCAGAAAAGTTATTGTATTCGCCCGTAGTTGCGATCTCGCTGCCGGCAGTGAATGCGCCGGATACCTTATGTTCACCCTTTTTTACATCCGCGACAAAAGAGCCTGTGATGTTCGGCAGTCCGGCCTCCACGGTGGTGCCCGCTGCGTGGCCGCTGCCAGCACCCATCAGTACCCGGTTCTGCGCAATCTCCTGCCATGTACCGCCGAACAGTGCGGCAGGGCTTGTACGTGCGGTGCTCTGGTAGATGCTGCCCACGGGAAAAGGATCCACGCTTTTCAAGCTTTTCAACAGCGCATCCACCTCGGCACGGGTATAAAAGCTGCCACCCCTCATGGATTCGATCACGGCCTTCCACTGCTGCACCAGCGTGCCGGTGGGGATGCCTTGCACACCATCCCGCATCACGCCGCAGACGGTCTCATCTGCGCGCGTATCGTAGATGTCGGCGGTGGTAACGGAAGTGCTGCCTGCAGGGCGCTTGATCTCGGCAAGGCAGAGGTCGTAGATCAGCTCGGTGCGGGTGATGGCCGGGGCAGCAGGCCCGGCAGAATTCGGGACACCTTCCAGCACCTGCAGGCTGGTCTTTTTGGCGGCGGCATCGTAGCGCAGCACGATGCGGTCAATGCGGCTGCGTACAGGGTCCGCTTCGGTGAGCACCACGGTGGTGGGCTGCTCCATGATGATGCTGCGGCCCTTGAACCGCGCCGGGCGCACCCATGCCTGACCGGCGCTCACCTGCACGCTCAGGCCGCCCTGTGCCGTGACGGAGAAATCCTCCTCGGCGCTGTACACGCCGCTCAGGCGGGTGGCGAGGTAACCCGAAGCGTCGTCGGCATCGTAGGTAATGCCGTTTTCGGGGTAAGTAATGATATCAGCCATAAAGTCCTCCTAAGTCTTGTGCCAGCTGGGCGTACCCAGCCGGATGGTGCGGGTAGTGCCGCTGTCCTCGCTCTGGGTGATGATGTCGGCCACGCGCACCATGGCAGTGTAGCCCAGCTGGGGCAGGCTGGCGCTCAATACGTCGCCCACCTGCAGGGTATCATCGTCCACGTCAAACTCGATGGACCCGGTGCGCAGCTGGGCCAGCAGCTTTTCGCCGCCCCGGTCAGCCAGCTTTTCCAGATAGCTCTGGCTGGTGCTGGTCTCGCCGTCCTCCGGCTGCACGTCACGGGCATCGACGTACATTTCCCGCCGGTCGGAGCCGGTAGCGTTCACATCGCCCACCCAGACGGTGGCGCGCTCGTCACCTTCGCCAGCGCCCTGCACAAGGGCGATGTTGGCGTAGTCGGTGTCGGCAAAGCTCCACCCGGAATTCAGCAGATTGCCCCACTGGGGGCTGTATCTGTGGTTCGGGTCGAAGGTGGGCCGGAAACACTCGAAGAGCAGGCGCTTGCTGCTGCCCTTGCCGTCCAGCACGATGCGGAACCCCAGATCACAGGCCTGCCCGATGGTCTTGCAGTAGTCGAACACCGTGCCGCCGGAGGTCTGCTTTTCAAAGGTGGTGTCAAAGCCGTACTCGGTGCCCAGCTCCAAACGGGGCCACGGCTTTGCGGCGCTCACAAGGCTGCGCATGGCGGCTTCGGCGTTCTGGTTCTTGATGCTCACCGCAGACACCCGCTTGGTCAGCAGCCATGTTGCCGGGTAGCCGGACACCACAAGGTTTGCGTCCTCGTTCTGGTTGGCGCGGGAGCAGATGCGCATGGGGATGCGGGGGTTCTCGTCGCTGCGCACCAGCCAGCGGCCCTCCTGCAAAAGCTGCAGGTTCTCGGCGGTGGGACGCACCTCCAGCGTGAAGCTGCCCTCGGAGTAATAGGGGCTGTCCCAGTAAAAAGACACCCACACGTCCACCCAGCCCACGCGGGCAAGGGTGTCTGCGTCTAAAACGTCTATTCTCATAGCGGTTCGGGCAGGATGCCCGCCTCCATCGGGTAAAAGCTCACGGATGCCTGCAGGTAGCCGGAGCCGTTCTCGGCCTGCATGGAGAACACGTTATCGCCGGGCTGCAGCTCGGTGAGGGTGCTGTCCTCGTCCAGCTTTGCAAAGATGTTCTCGGTCACGCCTGCCCGGGTCAGGGTGCAGGCCAGCCGGTCGGATGTGCTGCGGTAGATTTCCAGCGTCTCGTCCGGCTGCAGGGTCAGGTCAAAGCCGATGAAGGCCCCGGTCTGCAGATCCACCACCTTGGGGTGTGTCACCGGCATGTCGCACCGCAGGGTGGCCGTGAAGGGCACCGGCAGCGAACCGTCGTTGCGCAGCACTGCCGCCGTGCCGTCCCGTTTGATGCCGTAGATGTGGCTGTCGTAGCAGACAGGAAAGCGGAACGCCTTTTCGTACCCGCCCAGCACGCTGCTGACGGCGTTGAGGTCGTACCAGAAGGGCTTTTCGCTGTAGAGCATGAGCTCACAGCGCGGGTCCGGCGTGTAGCTGGAAAAATAGGGCAATTTTTGCAGCACGAAGCGGGTGAAATAGTGGTCGCCAAAATAGAGGGTGCCTTTGGTGAAGTAGGGCAGCTTTTTGGTAAAAGCTCTTGCACGGGTCAACGCATCCCTGCCCCAGAACACGACCGACAGGGTGCGGGACACGCCGGAGACGCTCTGACCCTCCACGGTGTCGCCCACCTGATTGACGCCCTGCGCGGTCTGCAGGTCCACATCCACCCCGTTCAGCGGGTCGAGAAAGTAAGGTGTATCGTAGTCCCAGCCCAGATGCAGGACGGCACCGGCATCTGTCACGATCTTGAGATGATCTTTAAAGAGCATAGTGTCCTCCTTTCATCGTTTGCGGGCCTTGGCCTTGTCGGCTTCCCAGCGGGCTTCCCGCTGCTGTGCGGCGGCGGTGTCGTGGCCGTTATAGAAGTTCTGGGTGATGTTGGTATCACCCTCGCGGTGGTAGCTGTTGGCAGCAGACACCACCTGTGCAGTGCCGGAAGCGGCCACGGTGGAGCCGAGGCGCATGTTGTCGGAAAGCACCAGAGCTCCCGCCTGCCGGATCATATCGGCAAGGGCAGAGTTTGTCTTTTCCAGCGCCTTGGTGTTGGCGTTGATGGCATCTTCCAGACTGCCGGTGCCGGTGGTGATATCCACGCTGCCCATGCCGCCGGAGCCGGAGGACCCGCCAGAAGAGCTGCCGCGCCCGGACGAACCTTTCTTACTGAAAGAGCCGCCGATCGAGGCAACGATGCCCGCGATGACGGCAGCAAGGGCTACGCCCGCTGCGATCATCAGCAGAGCCTGCGGAGTGCCAAAGCCAGTAGGAAACAGCGCCGCAGCGATGGCATCCAGCATTGCTACGAACGCGCCGCCGATAGACCCGATCAGGCCGCCCAGCGAAGCAAGGATCTCCGGGAATGCAGAGATCAGGCCGCCTTTCATGCCCTGACTGATGGCAAGGGCCGCATCGCTCAGCGGTGTTTTCAGCCCGCCGAAGATTTCTATCAGGGTGGAACCAAGGCCCTGCGCCTGCTGCCAGACCTCAGAGAAGCCGCCGGTCAGGCCGTTCACGATCTGCCCGCCAAGGTCGATAGCTCCCTGCACCAGCTGATCGCGGGCACCGCCCAGCGCTTTGTTGAGCTTAGTCACGATGCCAAGGGCAAAATCATTGACCTGCTTTTTCTGGTCGGCAGTCAGACCGCCGTAGATGGTGCTTGCCACCCACTTGCCGATGCTCAGCCAGTCCTGATTCTTGACGGCGGTGTACAGATCATCGAAGGTGCCCAGCACGCCGGTATCTGCTTCGGTCTGCAGCTCCTTCCACAGGCCGTCAAAGGTGTCTGCGCTGGACTTTTTGATCTGCTTGGCCACCTGCACGGTGCCGTCTGCGGCGACGGTCTTGATCTTCTCCACCGTCACAAGGGCACCGTCCACCACGTCGTCGTAGACCTCGGTGATGACCTGCTTCT